CCGTCAGGAAAACGCACCATTGCTACGTCATCCTGGTAAAATACCTGAGCGCTTACACCTTCAGCCATGACTTTACCTTACGCAAAAAATTACCTATATATGTACCAGAGGAACGCTTGGAGGTAAACATGAGTGATAATTCACTAGAACACCGCGAAACTTTAGTTATGAAATATCTGACCGACGCCAAGGCAGATGCAGACCAGGCAAATAACTTTGACGACCTGATCTGCGAGGCGCTGGGTATTGATAAAAATGAAAATCCGCCAGACTTCATTTACGATGCTCTCCTAATGGGCTGCGGTCAGTAGGGCGTGCCCATACTTAGCAGCCCAGGCTGTACAGCGCCAAACTGATAACGACGTGCCGCATCGAGCATTGGCTGGTCAACAATCTGACCTGGCAACTGTGTTTTCATTGCGTATGTCTTGTTTGGCGCTTGCATTGGGTTGCCCTTTGCATCGCCAAAGTAATTGTAACGCCCAAACGCTTCCGGGAATAAAATTTCCTCAGGATAGCGGAAGTCTAGCTCACCCACGTAATCACCAAGCAATTGCGCGCCGTAAGTGCTGTGCGGGAATTGCTGGTTTTCCATGCGTTTCAGCTCGTCTAGGTCAATCTTGATAATACCAGCTCCACCACGTCCTGACGGTAGGTCACGCTGTGAGGCATTCGTCACTGCGTAACGCGCAGCCGCAACTGCGTCAGTTGGTAAGCCTAGATCCTTACCGTACTGCTTGGAATCCAAGGTGCGCAGGAACGCCTTACGGTCATCCGGCTTTGCGTACAGCAAAAACTCATCTAGCTCGTCAGACAGCAAACCGGGGAAGCGTCCGTCTGTGATTTTTGCTAGGCGCTGGTTAAACATCTGCACACCAGCTTTTGGCATGTCGGTCTGCTGGATTAAATCCGCAGCCACACGTCCAGTTGTCGCGTTAAAGTCGAGCGCGTTTGGCGCCATACTGAACGTCACGCCATAAACGTCGCGCCCGCCATAGTCACGTCCTGCCGCGCCCGCCAATAGATCGACAATGTGCGGCGCAGATGCCCAGCCAGCTTTATCAAATTGCTGCGCGCCACCCAACATGTAGTCTGTGCCACCCTCTAGCAGCTTACCTGTAGACAGTGGTATGTCGCCAACTTTAGTGACAATCTCGCCGCCAGCCATACGGTCACCGTAAAGCGGAATTAGTACGCCATCCTGTAAGTCCTCTAGGCCCACTGTGCGGCGTTTTAGGTTAGGTATGTTCGTTGGCACAGTTGTGGGCGTGTAAGCCTCTACCGGGCGTGTAAGGCCCACTGCACCGTACCCCTGAGGGTCTAGGATTTCTTTTGTCACCTTTTGCTGCGGAATGCCGGGGAATTGCACCATTTCGCCAGCCTTAGGTAAAGACGTGACGGGCTGCATAGCCGCTGCGGCGCCCTGACGCACCAAGTCAGGATCCGTGATGCGCTTTCCGTATTTCCCAAAAACTGAATCCAGGAACATATCAAGTGTGCGATTTGCCATTACTTCAACAACCCTCTTTCGAACGCATCATCTTCACGACGCACGGGTGCCTCGCGTAAATAATCAACCAAACCCTGTATCATTCCAAAGCGCTGGGGGCGTGGCTGCATAATCGCGCCTAAAACCCCTAGTGCGGCAGCTCCCATGCCATCATTGCTGTAAGCGTCTAAAATTTTCTCGTTAAAGTAATCAACACCCGCCTCAGGTGTCTGCTCGTAAAGATTACCAAAACCAACGCCAGCACGCGGGCCAAAGGTTTCCATCCGATCCACCATGTAGGTGTACTTATTTGGCGTCGCTTCCATCAACGCAGCAACTGCGCGCTGCATTGTTTGATCTGAATACTTGTATCGCTCCACGCCACTTTCATCGACTGCGTAGGCGCGCTCATAATCACCCGTCATTTGGGCGTATTTCTGTCTAAAATCCATCTAACAATTCCACGCCTTACGCGACCAGTAGTTGGCGCTTAATTTACTCGATTTACCCTTAATGCCACCAGAGCGCGCACAATACGACCTTTTGCGACCCGGTTGGTCTTTCTTGATGCTCATATTGGGATCGCCAAAGTTAATCTTTTTAACTTGGTCACCCTCAACTGCCAGCACCTCAAACTTCTTAGGGCCACCGCGACGCGGCTTGTTAATCGCCGTAAAACCGTGGCGCTTCTTGGCGGCTGCAATTTTCTCTGCGCGTGTACGTGCCATTATTTTTTCTTCTTTTTAGCTTTAGCCTTTTTGACAGCTTTTAGATCGGCGCCCGTAATTTTCTTACGATCACCTGCCATCGCGGCTAATTTCTTTTGCTTTGGGCTGTACTTAGAATATGGCATTTACGACTTCACCTGCTTTTCCCATTCGTGGCACCTAACCTGGGCAATCGTGTAAGTTGGATACCGCACCTGCAACGAAATTACGCCGTTCTGCATAAAATCAGCTATGCACTTGTCCTCAGTGTCAAACGCAGGCCCGCCGATTGCAAAGCAACCGTTCTGCGCACACAAAAGAACAAACGCGGTAAACATCACATCACTTCTTGCCTTTCACTTTCTTCTTCGCTGTTTTCTTCGCCTCTTTGAATGCTTTGGCTGTTGGCGCCCCTTTGCTTCCGGGGGAACGCATTTTCTCGCCGCTGCCTTTTTTAATCCGTTCACGTTTCGCGTGGATGTTGGCATACAACCCAGGTTTCTTAGCCATTACTTCTTCGCTTTTGCCATACACTTGCCCTTACGAGCACACGCCATAGGCGTCGGACAACCCGCGCAAGGCTTAAACTTAGGGGCAGCGCCCATTTTCTTCATTTTCCCAGATTTTGACCCGTATGCCATAAACACCTCCATTGGTTACCATATCCATACCACATTACACGATACCGCGCAAATTCCGTCTTAACTCTCGACGCCAACTCATCACCGCGCCAGATAACGCAGTCGTAGCCTCGCTTGCCATCGTTAAGCACAGCGCATCCGCCAAGTCCGGGGATCCCATGCCACGCTTGCGCATTTCATCCTTGCTTTCCGCTTTCATCTTGCCGGAGCTGGTAAAGCTATACTTAATCGACGTAAGCTCCGCCATGAGCTGCTCGTTCTCCGGCAGCTTACACGACCTATTCTCCAGCCAACCCTTCGTCTTAAACCACAGCTCAGTACGCAAATTCATGTAAGTCTCCTTCAAACTAGGCGTTTCACTTACATTCACACCGCGCACGGGTAACCCCATCTCATGCAGTCGATCAACAACCCCAGCGCCGACGCCAATACTGTCAACCAATATCTCACGCGGCTGCGCACTTGGCGGTAAACCCTCATATTCCGCCACAACACGCCCCACAGTCTGCATCAAATCTAACCCACGCCAGGCGCGGATTTCCGTCACAATTGGGCCTTGCCGCTTACACAACGCCGTTTTATCCGTTCCAAACCGGGCCACGTCCAAACCCCAAACACTGGGGGTATCTTCGTGCACCTCCAAGTCTCGATGCACCGCCGATTCCACCAAGTGATACGGAATAATCGTGTCGTCGTCAGATAATGGAAATTCGCCTAAAACGCGGATCCGGAAAGCGTTACTTTCCTCCCCGTAACGCTCCCGCATTTCCTGCACAAATTCATCACTTACCAACGGACTGTCAACGCAACTCCAGCGCTGCGTCCACCAGCTATCCGCCATACGCGTCTGACTTTCAAAAAATGTCCCACTAGACCGCGTAGGGTTGCTCAAAAGGATCGTCGTGGCGTTATGCCCAGACATAGACCCAGCCGCCGCCTCAAACACCTTCTCAGGCACACCTGAGGCTTCGTCAACGACGAGCAAAACATTATCACTGTGCACCCCAGCCAGCGCCTCCGGCGTTTCTGCGCGGCTTGTCCTAGCCGAAATAAACGCCTCACTGGGCGCCGCAGTCAGCTCAACCCTGTCCGACTTGACCGTCAACATCTGCTGCAACTGGGGTGGCAACTCACTAATCCAGCGCTTCAACTCCGCAAACAAAGCGTCAAACAACTGACCACTGGTGGGCGCCGTAACAACAACCTTATTGGGAAACCTCAACAGCAAATACCACAGCATCGCCCAAGATGCGCTCGTAGACTTACCCGTGCCGTGACCAGAGCGAATTGAAATTTTACGCTCGTTCTGCGCAATCGCATTCAAAAAATCCCTCTGGTACGGCAAAGGCTTTGCGCCCAGCACCTCCTCAACAAAACGCACCGGGTCATCCCAATACTCAACCACAAAGTCGTCAAAAGGATTGGATTGGTCACTCATCCACAATCTCCGCGTCTGGTATATCGTCAAGGTTCTGACGATCACGGTTAAATTTTCGCAACGCATCTAGGTGCATATCGCCAATATTAAGCGTTATATTGTTTTGCGGGCGTGTCCCATATTTCGCTTGGTTTAACGCGCCAGCCATAAACTTGCGGTAATTCACCTTCTCACGCGTGGCTGAGATTTCGTTACTTGTGCTATCGCCAGTGAGAGTATCCACCATAGTTAGCCCTTCCTCAACAAGAGCGTCTGCCGCCTCAACGCGGGCTTCCTGAAGTATTTTCCGGTACTCATCATTGGCGTTCAAAGCGCGGCTCAAATATGACCGGGAACAGCCATAGTCCCGCGCAAGCTGCGCCACAGTTACGCCAGAGGCGATCTGATCGTATAACCAATCAGCGCCGCCCTGACGCTCAACGTCACTAAGGATCCGCTTTCGTAATGCCTTGCCTGCCACTGGTGTCTCCCAATTTTTCAAAATTTTACGCGCAGGAGCGGTTTTTGGCAATAGGGGTGCAGGGGGGGGTGCGGGTGTGTGTGTTTTGTTGCACCAGAACCCGCCCCTCGATTTGCGCGCCGGGGGGGGTGTTATGCATAGGCGGATAATGGGAATTATGTTAAATTATTAGTCAATCGTAATGATATCAATGACTTACAGAGGATATGTATTAAGCATAACTTATGCAATACACGCAAACCACAATATGTTGTGTCCTGAACGCTTGTTCAATTAACGATTTTGCAGTATTCGCGCACGCGCGCAGGCGAGACTGCGTGTATGTGTAAACGAGGTTTTACCTTCAGTGCATTGTCTCAATATCGCCGTTACCCTCAGCGACTAACGCCAGCACTACCACTATCGCAGCCATGACTTCCTCGGCTGTAGCACCATCCTCGACCCGCTCATCCATATAGTCGAACAGCATGTCTACTTCGTTTGTTACTTTGTCTGCATCTTCACTCATACTAACCCGAACCAGTGTATCCATTGCTGTACTCCTCAGTGCTACACCTCATCGTACCACTGATACGACAAGAGGCCCAGCGTTTAACTGAGCCTCTTGGAGCGGATCGCCAGGGAGGAACGCTCACCGCTCTAGCGCATTGGGAGGAACACGCTAACATATATTTATCACTTTGTTTCGCCATCGCCAACCTCACGCAGTTCCGGAAGCAGCGTTACGTCGAACACGTAGCTCTCCTTCGCGTTACCGTCTGAGCTTCCCATGCGCGCCAGATACTCATGCAGATGCAGCTTACCCTCCCGCAATAGCCTTTGCATCATCCAGAGGCCCGCATATCGCACCGTGCGATGCTCTGGATAGCGCACGTCAAACACAATCGTTATCTCTGGGTACAACTTCGCGTACCGCCGCAAGTCTTTCCGATTGATTGACACAGCGTTGCGCGGATCTATCCCCCAAAACTCCATCGACTTTCGCCACGGCGTTGTGATCGTCTTTAGATCGCACGGCCCCTGCATCACCATGTCATACGTGAACGGATCCCCGTCCTTGTCTGGGTTGCGCTTAATCTTCACCCGGTCAAACCTGCGATCCAAGAACGCACGCTCCAACTCCTCGCCGTGCTTGCACCACCAAGCCTTATCTTGATTTGATACCATTGCGTTTCTCCAGCTCGTACTTCCTCGCCAATATTAGCCTTGTCTCATCCTCTGTCCATCGCGGCGCAACTCGATCTGCAAATTCACCGTTAGGCAACCCCAACACTTTCCGCCTATTTGCGAACCCGTACAACTCGTCAAGAGATGACACAGTCGCCAATTTTCTCTCCAACTTCGCCAGTTGGTCAGACACGTCTTTGGACATTAGGACACCCCTATAGGGGTGTGTCCTGACTGTCCAAGATTGACCACCTCAAGACATACCATGTCCAACCCATGTCCAACCATGTCCTAACTCCTCGCTAACTTATTGTTCTTAATGATAAACTTATGGTCATCAATGAGCTTCTTGATGTCCCGATCCGCCTGCCTTTGTGACCTACCTGTCTCTATCGCCACGTTAGCTTTTAGGACACTCCTGGACACGTATTTTTCGCCTTCTGACGCCACCAATTTGTCGTATTCTTCCCAGATCACATCCACTGAATCTCGCTCGTTTGCACTTGGCGGATCTGTCTCCTCCAGCACGATACTGGTTGTCTCCTGCATGTCATCCGTCAGTAGATCGACGCTCACTTGCATAAACGCCATCTTCGCTGGCTCAGGTGCATCCTTCATTTTAGTGAACTCCACGGTTGTCATAAAGTCGCCCACCTTCTCGATCCTGAACTCACAATCGAGCGCACCCAGAAGCGCGGAGCTGCCCCGTGCGCGTTGCTTTTCTTGCAGTCCAGTGTGGTGCGCCATGAGCACAGTACACCCAAACTCATCCTTCAGTCCGTCGCACGCCGCAATATATAAATTCATGTCTTTGGTGCTGTTCTCATCCGCCCCCATTGCGCGGGCCAATGTGTCGATTACAATAAGCCCCGGCTGCCCGTATTCCTCCACCATCCCTGCGATTGTCTTGTGCAGCTCGTCCACTTGCGCTTCGTCGCTGAACACCACTGCGCGGTTTGACTTGAAGAACGGCAGGTCATCCAGTGGCGTGTCGTGCACCTTACTCCACGCGCGACAGCGCCGTACAAACCCGTTATGCCCTTCCCCGGCTATGTAAAACACTGACGCCTGCTTTACCTTGCGCCCGTGATAGTCTTTCCCCGACGCAATACTCAGCGCCATGTCGAGCATCACGAATGTTTTACCAGCCGCTGGCGCGCCAAACCCTGCCGCCAGTGCGTGCTGCTCCAGTATCCCGTCAATGTGCCACTCCGGACGCTTTAGCTCCAGCGCACCAATTTTACTGAACAGCTCTTTCTTTTGACCGCCGTGCAGAATTTGCTTGCGCACCTCCGCCAAACCCTTGGCTGCGTGCACGTCGTTCCAATCTAATCCTGGGCGTGACGGTATAACGTACTGCAAGCCCGTTGCCTTGGCGGCCTCTATGCCTTTCTCGTCGTTGTCTGCGGCAATGATGAGCCTGACGTTTGGCCTAACTTCTTGGATAGCTGCGACAGCCTTGGGTAGATTACCTGCGTCTAACGCGAACACCACAGGCGCACCCATAGCCTCGCTAACGCTACACCCAGTAGCCCAACCCTCCGTCACGTAGCAAACGCCCTCCAGCGGCCCGTTGATGACGCTGAACGCGCCCTCCTTTTCCATACCTGAGCTGAACCGTTTTTTCCCGTCCGGCATGATCGTTTGCGTTCCGACGCTTTTGCCTTGCGCGTTGATAATGCGGATCACCAGCATGTCGTCGTTCAGCATGGCGCCGTTTAGCGCAACGCCCTTACGTTCATGATATGCCTTTGGCGCCACGTCTGAGAACGGGTTGCTCGATGTTGCGCTTAGATCAGGCCAATCGTTGTTCTTTTGTCCTTTGACGGGCCACACGCAATCCTCCTCCAGGATCGTGCGTATGTCCTCAAAACTGCATCCCTGGTTGCAATTAAACTTAACCTCGTTATTAATATTGGATATATAAAACCTGTCTCTACCTGAGCACTGTGGGCAAGGGCCGTTGTAATGGTCTTTGCCCGTTTTTTTAAGATTGTATCTTGTGATTATGCGCGGTGCGTACTCATCCCAATGCGCCTTAGGAAAGTCGGTCATTGTTCTCCCTACTATCATATTTTAATGCGCCCCGGTTACCCAGGGCGCTCCCTCATTAAAATGGTATCTCATCGTCAAAATCTACGGACGCTTTCGGTGCCTCTTTTGGCTTTTCCGCTACTGGCGGCAGACCAAACGGGTCATCCGCTTTTGCCGCTGGCGCTGCGCCAAACGGGTTAGCCTCCTCAGACGTGAAACCGTCAACGGCGCTAAAGGGGTTATCTTCCGCCATTTCGACGTATTTTACCACCTGCACGGCACGCAGACGCAGTGACACGCCAGCCTCGCGCATGTTGTACGGCACAAACTGCACCTGCACGTTGATCGTGCTGCCAGTTGTTAACATGAAGTCTGCGTCCAGCTTATTGCCTTTGGCGTCGTACTGCTTTGGCGGCGCAGTTGGATCGCCATTGTAGTTGCCACGCAATTTTGCCTTGGCGATGTACTTGCCGCTTTCCTCATCCTTTTTGAACGGGTTGTTGGGCTGCGCAGGCCAATCCGGCTGCTTTGATTCGGTGTACGCGCTTAACATTGCGTTCCACAAATCTTTCGCCTGCGTTGCGTCTAGCTTAAACGATAGCTCGTACGCCGCTGCCGGATCCTTGGCGTCACACGGCACGCTTTTGCGCTCCATCGAATCAAACTTGTAAGTGCGATTAATGCGAGGCCACAGTGCCTCGACGTTGTTAACTATGTGCGTCATTGTTTTCCTCCATATACGCGGGTAGATGAACCATGTTTAACTCAGGCCAATCAGTTGGGTAGTGATCCTCCTCAACAGCCTGAGCGATACGCCGCAAAATGTTCATCAATCTTTTGTGGGCGTGTTCCATAACAGTACCTGATAGCACATGCAGGCACTGCGCATAAGGCGGTGTTTTCTCTACCGCAGCAAACGCAAAATATGTGATTGGAAGCTCCGCTAGGCGCAAGACGTAGCTGTAAAACGCTCCCTGTAAATCGTACTTGTAGCGCCAAATGTGTGACGGAAAATCACGATCTCCCGGCCCTGCATCTGTCGTGCTTTTCAAGTCTAGACAAACCTGTTTTTCTCTTAGATAAGCATCCGGGCGGCACTTGAGTTCCAGCCCAGTTTCAGGGCAAGTGACGAATATACTTTGTTCGATCATGGCCTCAGGGTGCCGCACGATTGCCTCCACCCTTGGATTGCTTAAACAGCTTTTAGCCATAGCCTCGCACATGGCGTAATCCTGCTCAGTGAGCAGCACTTTACCCTGCGTCAATGCGTCATCGTATGCCTCGCCCCAGGCTTTGCCGCGACGTGTTTCCGGCCCACAGATAGTGTTATTTCCACCCTCCAGCACCATATCGTGAAAGCCTGTGCCAATGTCAAAGTGTGTGCCGCCGGAAAAACTTTGGCCTTTCCAGTGCGCCAGTGACTTAGCCGCTGCCTTTATTGACGAGCTACCAAGCGCCGGGTGCGCGTGATAGTCAGCGTTACTCATGTCAGGTATTATTTTCATAATGCGCCCTCTTTAACATATTTTCTTTTGCCCAAAGGGGCTGTAAATTTTTATAATTGAAGCATTCCTTTTGCTGCTCCACGCATGTCAAATCAAATACTGCGCAAGGCTTAATGTGATCAATGTGCCAATCACCGTAATTATCCCACGACATGCCCTCCTTAAACTGCGCCTCTAAATGCTTGCGTAAGTACGGCACGCTGCAACCTAGTAATTCTTTCGTTTTGAACGCTTTTGTACCATCACCTTTTGCTTTTACGGCGTAACGTGCTCTAGATCGCAGCGACACAAGAATGCGAAACTCTGGATCTTTCTTTGCGCGACGCTTCATATATTCGTTGTGATACCCTGCTGGCATTTTACATCTGTCTTTGTTTTTCAAATACCGCGCAGTTTTTTCTTCTGGCGACATAGCTGCATACTCTGCTGCTTTTTTTGCCAGTAATCTTTGTCGATATTCTGGGTCTCGGTATCTGCGATTACGTCGCTTGTTATTTGATGCATACCATTTTTCTTTGTTGTTTTGTTTCCACCTGTACTTTCCGGCGGCGTCGCAACACTTCTTGCAGCAATACTTAATTTTACAATTCCCAGAATTTCCGGGTCTACCAACCGTAAAAAAGTTATTGCAGCTCCTCCACTCGCACTTCTTAATCATTTAATCATCCCTATCAAAACTTGCTGGCATTAGCGAACCGTTTGCCCAAGGTGCTGAAAGATACGTCTGCGCAAAACCTTTTCGATCTGTCTCAGTTTTCCGCAGCCGTGGCATCCATCCCTTTTTGCTGCAAATCCACCCAACCTCCGCACGCGTCAAGTCTAACCTTTCCGCCAGTTCAGTCACTGTGATATCCCAGCCTAGCGGTTCAGCTATTTGATATATTTGCAATGCTATCCGCTCACGCCGGGGGTGCATGTTAGTCATAACTTTTCCTCCAGCTCCGCAACTCGATGCGCAAGCTGGCGCAACTGTGTTGCCATACCTTTATTTATGTGACCGCTGAACAGTGGGCGCTGGTCTTTTGCTTGCGCCGCTTCACCCGCTATGAGGGCGAATGTAGTGCCGTTCTTGGCGGTAGTGGATAGCTCAAAGGTTATGTGCGAAACCTGATAGCGTTCGCGCTTAGTTTCAGGATGGCGGCGTTTCGCCCGCAGTGAGTGTGAACTCATTGTTCCAAATCTCCCTTGTTAAGTACATAAAAGTCTCCCACGACACCTCAACCCATAAGTCATCGTCAAAGTCTGCGTCGCCCATCACTGTGGCGAGGTGCAGCCGGACGCAGATTGGTCTGCGGTCAAACTTATAGACCAGTGCCGCAAATTTTCCCTGCTCTTTGGCAGACGTTGTGGATTGCTTCCACCAGGATGCGCTAAACGAGTTGCCCGCGTAGCGCTTGCATTCGATTACGAACGGGAACGAGCTGGCATTACAAATAATGTCTCCCCGATCCCCGGCGCGGTATTGCTCTAAGTCCCGGCGCCAGTTGTAGTCTCCCAGATCGTCGTGCAACATCTTGCACACTAATCGTTCAAATGCGGCGCCTTTTTGTCTGCCATTAGCCATGTTTTTGGTTCCTCAATGTGAATGCCCTTTTTCACCATAAAGTCGCGTAGTGCGATCTCAACGGCGTGGCGTTTACTAACGCCTGTCGTATCCTTATACACTGTGAGCGCGCTGGATAGTGGCTCCGTGATTTCTACCAATAATTTTTTCAACTCTACTTCTCCCATAACTCACCTAATCCGTGGTTGTTGATAAACTTTAGGGTTGTTTGCATACTCAACCCAAGGATCACCGAAACCTGCTTTTTGGTGTAGCCTTTACCCGCCAGGTCAATGATTCTAAGTACCCTTTTCTGACGTGCCCTTGCTCTGACCTCTACAGCCTTTTTCCAGGCGACGCGTCTTTGCTCCGCTTTTGTTAAACCCAATCTGTTTTTCTTGGCGGATTGCGCACCGACTGCGCTTGCGCCGCCAATGCGCGGGAATAACCTGCGGTTACATTCTTTGGCGTCAGCTTTGATATAGTCCATGCACTGTAGCCAAAAATCCTCTGTGGGCGTTAACCCCTCAGGCCATTCCAAGTTACCCATCGGCAATATCCTCTACCATTTGTATTCTCTCTCCTATCCATCGCATCACTGGCACCGCCATAGAATTGCCCATCGCCTTGTATCGAGGGCCATCAGGGCAATCCTCTGGTGCTTTGTTGCGCCATGCGATCTGCGTGTAATTATCGGGGAAGCCTTGTAGCCGCTCGCATTCGATGGGCGTTAGGCGGCGGACTTGATAACCATACTGCATGGCATGGCAATCACCCGCGGTTAAAGTGTACGATGTATCGCTGTCATCCACGCCAAATCCTTGCGACTTTGGCTGCTTTTCCTTCAATGCTTGCGCCTGTATAGCCACCGCAGTCTGCATAACCATCGGTGTATTCCGTCCAGACGCGTTTGAGTTTGTGTTTAAGGTGTTAAACACTTCACCCTCTCTTACTTCACCAGCTTGGTTCTGCGCAAATGCCACCGCAGTCGTGTGCCCCACCGATAGCGTTGGTGACATCTCTGGCGTGGACGCCGCCTGCGTGCCGCTCATCTCTGCGGGGAATGCGATCAACGGCGTGTCACCTCGAACAAATTTACAATTTGAAGCCGTAAGTGAGAATGTATCAGTAAGCTGCGGATTGTGATGCTGTTTCATGTCATATGCGATCATGTTAAAACCATCTGCGCGGCTGTAATCGTTGCACGTTGTCTGTATTGTACTGGCGATTTCCGGAATAAAATGGTTTACGGCTGCTCCCTCTGGCTTTCCGCTTGCACCACCGCTAAAAGCGCTTGCAGTAATTGCTCCGGCAACTTCTTGTTTCGCTTCTCGGCTCGGCGCAGGATGCCCTGACATGCTTTCGCGCTCAAATAGAACCGCTGCGGCACGTCGCCAGTCTCCAAGGTATCCGACAACAAACACACGTCTGCGTCGCTGGGCCACTCCGAAATATTGAGCGTCACAAATTCTGTAAGCGAACCCATACCCGATTTTCCCCAACGCTGCGAGGAGGGTGCCAAAATCTCGTCCTCTGTTAGATGACAGGACGCCGGGGACGTTTTCCCAGACCAACCATCTGGGCTTATATCGTGCAGCAATTGCAACGTAGGTGAGCATGAGGTTACCACGCGGGTCATCCAATCCTTTTCGCAACCCTGCGACGCTGAATGATTGGCA